GGAATAAGAAAGTCATGGTGGAAAGATACAATGGGTAAAGTAAGAATTGAACTAAACAGTCCGGGTATCAGGGCTATGCTTAAGAGTGAAGAAATACAATCGAGTGTAGAAGAACAGGCTATAAGAATAGCAAATGAGGCCGGTGGAGACTTTGAAGTTAGAATTGCAGGTACAAGAGCATATGCGAGTGTTATTAATAAAAATAGGCGCGGTTATGAGAACAATATGAGGAATAATACATTGTTAAGGGCGGTTCATAGATGATTGAAAGTAGGATTATAAAATATCTAAGAGATAAGCTTGGGATAAAGGTGTATGCGGAAATTCCTGAAAGTCCACCGAAAGAGTTCATTATTGTTGAAAAGACGTCATCAGGAGTTGAGGATTATATTTATCATGTGACGGTAGCATTACAATCGTATTCTGATACTTTGCTTAATGCAGCAGTATTGAATGATAAAGTCAAAAAGGCAATGGATGAGATGATAGAGCTACCTGAGATAAGTAGCTGTAAACTGAATAGTGATTATAATTTTACAGATACAGCAACAAAAAGGTACAGATACCAAGCTGTATATAATATTGTGTTTTTTGATTAAGCATTCTGATTTATTCAGGATGCTTTTTATTTAGAAAGGAGCAAAAATGTCTAAGAATAATGCTAAGAATGTAACCACCGGTAAACCAAAGGTAGGTGGAGCGGTGTTTAGAGCACCGCTTGGTACTGCAATACCCGGTGATGCGGTAAGTGATTTGGACCAGGCATTTAAAAATCTTGGTTATATTTCAGAGGATGGAGTAACAAATTCAAATTCGGCTGAAACAGATTCGGTTAAGGCATGGGGCGGCGATACTGTATTAGAGTTTGAGAAAGAGAGACCTGATACATTTGAGTTCACAATGATTGAGGGGCTTAATGTTGAAGTTTTAAAAATGATATATGGTGAGGATAATGTTGCAGGAGATATTTCTACTGGGATTACTATAAAGGCTAATTCTAAGGAAAGAGAAGAGGCCGTATATGTTATTGATATGATCCTTAGGGATAATGTTGCTAAAAGAGTTGTAATACCTAATGGAAAGATAACTGAGACAGGTGAAATCAAGTATGCTGACAGTGAAGCATTAGGATATCAGGTTACTGTTTCGGCATTACCGAATACAGACGGAAATACACATATTGAGTATATGAAGAAGGGTTAAAGAATGATAGCAGGAAAATCAAAGAACGGTTTTGAGTTTGAGATCGATGAGAAAAATCTTAATGATTTTAGAATGATAAGAATGTTGGCCAGAGCGTCAAAAGATGATGATATCACTCTTTATTCCGAAGCTATGGAAAAGATATTTGGTGAGGAACAGTTCGAGAGAATGTTGGAATTTTTAGCTGATGATAAGGGTAGAGTTCCAATAGAAAAAATAAGTGGACTATTCACAGATGTTTGTGAGAGTGTAAAAGAATTAAAAAACTCTTAATCCTTGCTGCTATGATGTGCAATGAAGAGGCTATGATATGCGACCTTGCAGAAGTGTATCATATATACAACTATGAGGCATATGAGCCTTTTTTTATTGCTATATTAGTAGCAGGGTTGAGGGAAGATAGTAGAAGTAAGACGCTACTGTCAGGAGCAAAGTTTAGCGTTGATCAAGCGCTAAAGATGATGATTGTTGATTATCTTAGGCTGATAGTTTGGATGAAAACAAGAGATGGGGCCAAGAATAGGAACAAGCCTAAATCACTATTTGAGGAAATCGAAAATGCTGATAATGTAGATAATATTATTGGTTTCAGTGATGGCAAAAGTTTTGAAAATGCCTGGAATAAGATGAGGGGGTGAACATTTGGCAGGAACAGAAATTGCTAAGGCATATGTGCAAATCATACCTTCGGCAGATGGAATAAAGGGCAGGTTGACTGAAGAGCTTGGTGGTGAGGCTGAGAGCGCAGGAAATAGTGCAGGACTAAATATTGCAGGTGCTATTAAAGGTGCGATTGCAGCAGCAGGAATTGGAGCGCTGATAAAGTCTACTCTTAGCGAAGGAAGTGCATTGCAGCAGTCTATAGGGGGTATAGAAACATTGTATAAGGAATCTTCTGATACAATGATAAAGTATGCAAATGAGGCGTATAAGACAGCCGGAATGAGTGCAAATGACTATATGCAAACCTCAACAAGCTTTGCCGCCGCTTTGCTTAAAGGTGTAGGCGGAGATACAGCAAAGGCGGCAGAGGCGGCAAATACAGCTATTATTGATATGTCGGATAATGCAAATAAGATGGGTTCATCAATGGATAGTATCCAAATGGCGTACCAAGGATTTGCCAAAGGAAACTATAATATGCTTGATAACCTCAAGTTGGGATATGGCGGTACAAAAACTGAGATGGAGCGTTTGCTTTCAGATGCTCAAAAGCTGACAGGGGTCAAGTATGACATGAATAACTTATCAGATGTGTACAGTGCAATTCATGTCATACAAGATGAATTAGGAGTTACCGGAACAACAGCAAGAGAGGGTGCAACGACATTTGAGGGATCTATGTCTGCAATGAAGGCGGCGGCTCAAAACTTAATGGGATCTATTGCGCTTGGTGAAGATATAGGCCCGAAATTACAGGCATTAACTGAAAGTGTATTTACATTTGTTTTTGACAATCTTATGCCTATGCTAGGTAATATACTAGCTGCAGTTCCGGGACTGGTTGTTGGAATAGTTGAAGGCATAGTTGCAGGTATTCCTAAGGTTTTATCAGTCATTACAAACTTGGTTACAGAGATTGCAAACACGCTGATTAACTATGATTGGCAAGGTTCGGCAATGAGCTTTGTTACATCATTAAATTCAGGAATATCAACTAATTTACCACAGCTGTTACAGAGTGGCGTTGGGATTATAACAAATTTGGTAAGTGGACTTGTGTCAGCACTACCCAATATTATCTCAGCAGCAGGAACAATTATAAGCGGTCTAATAACAGCGATAGCGACAGCGTTGCCGATGTTGTTGAAATCCGGAGCAGATTTGATACTTGGAATATTATCAGGATTTGAGAGTGGAAAAGTGAATATTGCATTATCAATGATGGATGCAATTGGAAACATCATAAGTACTGTTATGGATGCATTACCTGAATTGATTACAGCTGGTATTCAAATAATTACAGGCTTTATTACGGGAATGATGTCACTTAATGGTGAAGCGGTTGGCAATACTGCAGAAATAATATCAAGTTTAGTGCAAAAAATTGCAGATGGTATTCCTGAGTTTTTAGAAAAGGGCATGGAAATATTAAATGCACTAATCGACGGTATTGTTAATTCACTTCCACAAATTATAGAGACAGCTATTCAAGTGATTCAAAATATGGTACAGGCATTAGTATCAGCTTTACCAACAATCATAACAACCGGAGTTGAGATTATAACATCGCTAATCAATGGAATTTCTCAAAATCTTCCAAGTTTAGTATCTAAGGCTACTGAAATAATAATTGATATAGCGAAGACTTTAATTGCAAATTTGCCGGGTATTTTAGCTACAGGAGTACAGATAATAGGAGCACTTTTAAGTGGACTTGTGCAGGCAATGCCACAGATATTATCAGCAATATCGAATTTGGCATTAAGTATAGTCAAGTCTATAATGGTCCTACAGACTCAACTTATGCAGGCAGGTATTCAGATAATAGCAGGATTGGCAAGTGGAATAGCAGGAAAAGTTTCAAGTGTGATCTCTGAAATGACAAAGCTTGGAAGTGAAATTATCAGTACGGTAAAAAGTATTAATTTAATTGATATTGGCAAACAGCTTATTGAGGGAATGGCCAATGGGATAAAGAGTGCAGCAGGAAAGGTTGCAGAGGCGGCAAAGAATGCAGCCAAAGAAGCATTTGATGCAGCAAAGAACTTTCTTGGTATTCATTCTCCTTCAAGGCTTATGAGAGACGAGATTGGTAAGTATATTCCGGCAGGAATTGCGGAAGGAATTAACGGAAATGCAAAGTCTATTACATTTGACGAAGTAAATGCAAGGATTATGCAAGAGGCACGTTCAACTCAATTGACGATGGATTCAATTGACACTACATCAGGTGGTAGCGAATCAATTGATATACTTGGCAATATAACAGATGCGTTATCTAAGTTTTATATAGTTATGGACGGCAAAAAAGTTGGAAGAATAGCAAGTCCGGAAGTAAATCGTGCATTAGGGTCTACAAGTAGCTTGGAATTAAGAGGTGCTGTATGATGGAAATGAGAGATATGGGTATTACATTTGGTAATAAGCATACGTTTAATGATTTTGGGTTAATTTGTAAAGATATAGAAGTAGGTTTTCCGGAAGTAAAGACTAAAATAGTTGAACTAAGTGGATCGGATGGATTTATAGATTTAACAAAAGTTTTTGGGAAGGTTATGTATGGTAGTCGTGTGATAACGGCTACCTTTTTGGTTAGAGAAATATCTGCAGGTGAATGGGCAATGAATATGTCAAAGATTGCAAATTACTTACATGGAGAAAATCACAGAATAATTCTTGATAATGACAAGGGTTATTATTATGAGGGTAGATGTAAGTTATCTTTCGACAAGGAATATAAGCCTTTCTCGATAGTGTCAATAGAATGTGAGTGCAAACCTTATAAGGTAGAGGTTAATGCGGAGCTTGGAGATAAGTGGTTGTGGAATCCGTTTAATTTTAAAACTGGAATTATTAGAAGATATAAGAACATTGCTGTCAATGGAAGCTATACATTAAATATCAGAGGCTTGGCTAAGCCTGTAATACCTTTGATTATTTCAAATTCAACTATGCAAGTAGAGTTTAATGGAGCTACTTATAACTTATCATCGGGAAATAACAACATCTACAAGTTGGCAACAAAAGAAGGTGATAATGTATATAAGTTTATTGGTAATGGAGTGGTTTCAATTATTTACAAAGGGGGAATGCTTTAATGTACGCCATAAAAGGAATATTAGATGGTAGAACATTTATGCTCTCAGAACCCTATAGTGACGATCAAGTAGTAACACCGGTTTTAAAAGAAGTTGTGGGGAAATCCGGAACATTAGAATTTGATATAAATCTCTTTCATCCAAATTATGAAGATGTTGTTATGTATAAGACATATATAAGCGTTGAGAGAGATGCTGAAGAAGTTTGGTATGGAAGAGTTATCAACATAAGCAAAGACTTTTACAATACTAAAACAGTTATTTGTGAGGGTGAACTTGGACTTTTAAATGATTCTATACAAGTGTCATATGGCTATAGCGGTACTGTTAGAGGTTATATTGATTATATTCTTGGTAACCACAATGCACAGGTTGAGACGGAAAAAAGAATATATACAGGAAGTATTGTTGTATCGGATTCTAATGATTACATACACAGAGAAAACAATAGTTATATAAAGACGCTTGAAGAACTGGATGCAAAGTTGACAAAGCTGTTAGGGGGATATTTAAAGACACGACATGAAAATGGAGTGATTTTTCTTGATTATATATGGAATTATGGGGACGATAATACACAGATAATTAGTGTTGATGAAAACCTGATCGATTATGAGTCAAGTGAAAACAATAATGAATTTTATACAAGATTAATACCGACCGGAGCAAAGGTCAATGAAGTAGCAATAACAATAAAAACTGTTAACGGCGGTATTGATTATGTGGACAATCCGGCACTTATAGAGCGATACGGAGTTATTGTGGGTACAAAGTCTTGGGATGATGTTACTCTTCCTGAAAATTTACTAAAGAAGGCCAGAAAAGAGGTCTTAAGTAAAGAACTTCCTAATAGCTTTAAGTTATCTGCAGTCGATTTATCACATATAGATAGTACAATGAGTCCAATAAAAGTCGGAAGAAATACAAAAGTAATCAGTCCATTTCATAAGTTAGAGACTATGTATTTTGTAACTGAAAAAGAAAGTCATTTGGATGAACCGGAAAGAGATGTGTTCACGTTTGGAATGAGGCAAAGCACATATACAGCAAAAGTTAGCGATGCATCTCTTGTACTAGAACAGAATATGACTAGGGAGATCAAAGACACGGCACTAACAATCAATAATAAGTTAGATGATGGGTTAAAGACAATTACAGGAGTTAAAGGTGGAGCAGTGGTGCTCGATACGTTTAATGATAATGGTGATTTGGTACAACCTTGGCGAATTCTTGTTATGGACACTGCCAATAAGGCTCAGGCGGTTAATGTTATACAGATAAATCAGAACGGAATTGGCTTTAGTAGAAACGGAGTTAATGGAGAATACCTAAATGCTTGGACTATTGACGGGCACTTGAGGGCTGAATTCATTGATGTTGGTACAATGCTTGCTGACAGAATTAGAGGCGGAACTCTTGAGGTTGGAGGAGACGGAACAGGGCGAGACGGTCAGATTCTTGTAAAGAGTACAAACAATGAGACACTTTGCGTTATTGATAAAAACGGTATTTCTGTAAATAAGGGAATTATAAAAGGCTCATCAATCGAGGGAAACAGCATCAAAGGTGGAAGCATAGAAGGAACTACCATAGAAGGTGGTAGTGAAATCTATTTCTCGGCAAATAAAGAAAATGTTAGAATTGGAGATTTTGAAGTAAGAGATACATCGAGACATATACTGCAGTCAAGTGATGAGTGTACCGGAATGAGTGGTGCCGATGGTGGACATGGAAGATGGTATTTATGGGCAGGTTATCAGCAAGGGCGTGGATCAGAGAATACGGTGTTTTTAGTTAATGACGGTCAGGTTAGAGTAGAAGGTGAATTGGTTGTAAATGGAGAGGAGATTGAAGAAATGATTTCCAGAAAGATAAGAGAAAATAGAACTTAAGGAGCAAGTATGAGTACAAGGATAGATCTTACAAGAGAAATAAAGGATTGGGAAGAGGCTATTTATGGTGAAGAAGTTAGAAGTGCAAACTCCAGGGCATTCCAAAAAATACAAAGTTCTGTAAATGAAGCAATAGATGATGTTAGTCAATCGGCACAAAATATCAATACAACTCTAAGTGAATTAGAGCCGGCGATAGCAAGAGCAAATGGAGCAGCAAATACAGCAAATACTTCCGCTCAGGCTACAGATTCAGTTAGGAATGATGTTGTTAGACGGTTACAGGCAGGTGAATTCAAAGGTGATAAAGGAGACAGAGGAGAAAAGGGAGCGACAGGAGCAAGTGGAATAACAGCTACTGCAAGTGGTTTTTTCACGTTAGAAGTTGATGCTTCAGGAGATTTATATGTTGTAACACCTGACGGAGAAACTCCGCCTAATTTTGAATATGAGCAGAGTACAGGTAATTTATATTTGATTATAGATTAGGAGGAAATATGGCAAGAATATTGATTGGAAATATTAAAGGACCACAGGGGGATAGAGGCCAACAAGGAGAGAGGGGGCCACAGGGCGCACAGGGAGTTCCGGGTACAACTCCGGCACTTGTGAATAATGCTTTGGCTACACAGGCAGGAGTTGCAGCACTTGATGCCGTGATGGGGAAAACATTGAGCGATAAAATAGGACAGGTATTTCAAAGCCGAGGACAAGTTAGTTGGAGAGGAGAGATTACTCAAATTGGAATATATCATAATGATCCTAACAATTTATGGGATATGCCACAAGGTGAAGAAAAGTATTTTTATTTGGTTGTGCTTGCACAACTTCCAGATTGGCAAATACCTGTATTTGCAATTGGTATGTATTCAGGAAGTATATGGAAAGGATTCATGAGACATCCGGGTAGTGGTAACCATACGATATCAGAGTATCAAAGGGATAATTGGACAAAAATTATTTAGGAGGAATATATGGAAAATTACATCATTCTTAAAAATGGTATCAGGGTAGATATAGATCAGGAAAGCACAGAAGCCAGTTTATCAGTTAGTTTTGAAAATATTACAGAATTTGCCGATTTTGTAAATGAGCTAACATCTGAAAACTTAAAAAGAATTCTTGCATATGCAGGAGACGTTGTTGTAGCTGAGTATGAAAATAGAAGAATAAAACAAATAAAAGTAGAACCGGGTAAGAAGATCAAGGCAGAAATAGAGCTTGAAAAAATTCAGGATTTAGAAATTGAGCTTGAGAGGGTAAAGGAGATTGTCAATGTTCAGGATAAAGCTATAGAAGATATTTCAGCCATGACTGCAAGTTTTGCAGAAAATATTGGAATAGATGAAAAAACAGGGGAGGGTATAAAATGATAGCTTTTTATGTTTATAAAATAATTCATGGATTAAAGGAATTGGAAGATGTCCCTAAGTTCTGGAGAGAAAAGGTTAAGAATAGGCTTGAGGAAATGAAGAAAAATGGAGAGATTGATGATAATTATAGAATTATCGAAGGGATTACAGCAACTCCATCAAATGCGGTAGAAAAACAGTAGGTAATAAAAGAGTTATGAAAAATGAGGAATCAATTTTCATGGCTCTTTTTTAGAAGGGAGATAAAATGGATAGTGCTTTTGAGGCAGGTAAAAAACTTATGGGTGGAGATTACACACAATTTACTTTAGCAGGCAAAGCTTTACTAAGTAGAAGAGGAAGAGTTGGCAGAGAACCACATATCGGGGATAAAGTATACTTTTATAGTCAGAGTCTTGGCAGAGTGGCGCATGTAGGAATTGTTGTATCCGTAGAGAAGAGTGGGGACAGATATAGTATTGAAACAGTTGAGGGTAATACAAGTTCTGTAAGTTTTGATAGAAACGGTGGATGTGTAGCAAGAAAAAAATACATATTCACTTTGCGAGAGGTGGGAGGAACTAATAGAATCAATTGTTTTTGTAGTCCATTATTTGGCGGTAATACCTGTACAGCTGAAGAACTTGTAAAAGTAGCTTGTGAGGAAATAGGCTATGAGGAAAAGGCAAGCAATGCAGGTCTTGACGGCAAACATACCAATGTAGGTAGAAATAATTACACTAAGTATGGAGAATGGTATAAGGAAAATTGTGATGGCAACCATCCGGCTTACTGGTGCGAACAACTAACAAGTTGGTGTGCTTATAAGGCTTGTAAGATGCATCAAAAGAATTCCTTTACAGGATGGGTGCAGTTTGACGGCAAGTGGATATATGAGCTTAATGGCGTGGTATTAAAAGGTCAGTGGATAAAATCCGATGATAGATGGTATGTAACAGATGAAGCAGGTTATATGATTACAGGCTGGTTTAAACAGGATAATGATGAATGGTATTATCTTAATCCACAAGACGGAGCTATGCTTAGTGGACAATGGATAAATGTTGATGGTGCTGACTACTATCTCACAAGTAGTGGTGTGATGGCGAAAAGTGGATATATAAAGGATTCTGATAAGGAGCTTTACTACTGGGTAGATAATAAAGGTAAATATCAGAAAGAATATGATACAGCAACACCGAAGTTTGATAAGTATGAGCTTATAGAATAGGAGGATTTACATGAAATCAAACATTTTATATTCAACAGTAGGGATAGTAGGAGGAGTTATAGCAGCTATGTTTGGTGGATGGAGTGATGCTTTGATTACTCTTATTGTTTTTATGTCTATTGATTATGCTACCGGACTCATTGTTGCGGGAGTTTTTAAGAAAAGTAAAAAATCTGAATCAGGAGCACTTGAATCCAGAGCAGGCTTTAAGGGGCTATGCCGAAAAGGAGTCGCACTTCTTATTGTGCTTGTAGCAGTAAGACTTGATATAGTTATGCATACGTCTTATATAAAGGATGCAGTTATAATTGCTTTTATAGCAAACGAGTCTATATCAATAATAGAAAATGCCGGGTTGATGGGAATACCAATTCCGGGTGTAATAGCTAAGGCTATTGATGTTTTAAAGGAAAAGGATGGAACTCCTACTCCTGAGTCCAAATAATTTATCACTAAATTAAGTACATTAAAAAATGCAACCTTTTTTGCAACTTTCAGATAGAAGAATGGCTTATTTAGGTAGGTTGAAGGGTGTTTTTGTACTGACTTTTAATCAAGTTGTCCCGGGTTCGAGTCCCGGGTGTCTCATCAGTGTGAAAAGGCTCAAAGCTTTGATTTACAAGGCTTTGAGCCGTTTTTTGTGTATTTAAAAGTAAGTAAAGTAAGTGGAAATAAATGCAACTTTTTTGCAACTTTAGGGCAAAATTAGGTCTTTAAAAATCATAATGCAACTTTTTTGCAACCGTGGAAAGCCCTAAATAAAAGGAACTAAGGGAAGTAATTAAAAGTAAATGCAACTTTTTACATACAATAGCAGAGGTTTTTAAAATATTTATTTTATGTTTTAAATTAACGCTTGACAATTAACTTAATTTAGTTTATACTTTCAATAAAGTAACAAATACTAAAGGAGAAAATAAGGAGGAGGTTTTATGCTGACAACATTTGGTAAGATATGCAGGAAGATAAGAATCGACCAAGGTATATTAATGTATGATATGGCAAAGGAACTGGGCGTGTCATCAGCATTTTTATCAAAGGTTGAGAATGGAAAGTCAAAACCGGTAAGGGAGTGGGCAGAGCGAATCAAAGAATTATATAATCTTGATGAAAATACTTATAGAGAATTATCAGATGCCATAGAAGAGGCTAGAACTGAGGTTGTTGAAATGATAAGTGCCGGTAATCAGGATGATATGGACATGATTTTAAAGTTTGCAAGACAACTGGGTACAATGAGTGATAGTAAGAAAGAAACCTTTGCAAAGCTACTGGAAAGAAAGAGAGGTGTAGATGAGTGATATAGCAGTACTACCTATGTCAAAAGATAACATTAAAGGCATAGTAAGTAAATTCAGGGAAACAATTGGACTTAGTGATGAACTATATTTCCCAATAGTTTATTTTTTAGAATACTGTTTACTGGACTTGGGGTATCAAATGGAAATAGTAGAAGATCATGAACTTAGAGGGGCTTATGCTATTACTTACCCAAATGAGAAGTTACTGAAAATTAGAGAAAGTGTGTATAACGGAGCGGTAAATGATAATCCTAGGGATAGGTTTACTCTGGCACACGAACTGGGACATATAATATTGCATCCAGTTGAGATAATTGGTGATTTAAAACTTGCTAGAACTAATGATATAATTCCGGCATATAGAGACCCGGAGTGGCAAGCAAACACTTTTGCAGGTGAATTGCTAGCACCTAGTAAGCTGATAGTAGGGATGGATAAAAAAGAAATTTCTGAGAGATGTAAAATATCATTACAGGCAGCAGGAATTAGATATTCTGATGTTTCAGGCGAGAGCCTTTTACATAAAAAAAGAGCCACTGTATAGTGACTCAAAGTTAAAGCTGGTAAGCTAAAACTATAATTCAATTCGCAATGAAATTATAGCACAGCAAACTGGCCTTGACAATAAAAAGTTGAGGAAAGGAGGGTGCTTTATGTACATTTTTAGAGCATGGATTACCACAAAAAATGGTGATAGAATATATGCTAGAGATTACGGTAAGAGAGCATTTAGAATTTGGGTAACTAAATAGTTAAATGGTAAATGTAAATGGGCAGAGCCGGCATCCCCGGCTCTGCTTTTATATTATAACTTAAATGCTTCACTTATAGCAGCAGTTGTATTTTCTTTTTCTTCTATCAAGTGATTATATACATCAAGGACCATCTTCTCAGTATCACCCATCAGTGAGGCTATTTTCTTTATACTGATTTTAGGAACTTGGTAGCAAAGGTTGCTACAATAGTTATGCCTGAAGATGTGACTGGTTAGCCCGGTAATTTCTTCATCTGCTTCAAGATTCATCTTCTTTAAGATTCTTCTCCACATCTTATTGAAACTTGATTTTGTTATCAGTTCATCCCTTGTAGTAAACAGATAATCTGTCTTAAGTGTAGGAATATATTCCTTTAGGTATGATGTAAGCCAATCAGGCATAG